GAGTACCGTTTTGACGCCTCGGGCGCTAATCAAGCGCTGCGGATGCTTGGCGACACGATGGGCATGTTCAAGCCACCAGAAAAGAAGGACGATGAATTTGCAACCCTCAGCGACTCCGATCTTGTCCGAATCGCTCAAGAGCTTGCCTCCCAAACTGGCCTACTTGAAGGTCCTTCAGGAGATCAAGCGCAGGCAGGATCGGGACAAGTTATCGAGGTACAAGCCGTACGCCAAGCAGGTTGAGTTCCACAATCGCGGGGCGACGCATCGAGAGCGCCTATTCCGGGCCGGCAACCAGCTTGGCAAGACGTGGAGCAGCGCCTACGAGATCGCTTACCACCTGACCGGGCTTTATCCAGAGTGGTGGCGGGGCAAACGGTGGAATCGGGGTGTGACGGGCTGGGCGCTGGGCGAATCCATGGAATCGACCCGCGACACCCTGCAACGCTTAGTCCTGGGCCGGCCTGGGGAGTGGGGCACAGGCACCATCCCCGAGAAACTCATCATTGAGGTCAAACGCGCGCAAGGTGTTGCCGACTCGGTGGACGCGGTTTTCGTCAAGCACGTGAGCGGCTTGGTGTCGCGCCTGTACTTCAAAAGCTACGAAAAGGGCCGATCCAAGCTTCAGGGTGAAACGCTGGACTTCGCCGCACTGGACGAGGAGCCGCCGCACGATATTTACACCGAGGTACTGACCCGGACCAACGCAACCAAGGGCATTGTGTGGATCACCTTCACCCCGCTGCTTGGTATGTCCGAGGTCGTGCGCTTGTTCCTACAAAACCCAACGCCCGACCGGTCAGATACCAACATGACCATCGACGATGTTGGCCACTACAGCGAGGAAGACCGGAAGCGCATCATCGCCTCCTACCCAGAGCACGAGCGCGAGGCACGGGCCAAGGGTGTGCCCATCCTGGGCAGTGGGCGCGTGTGGCCGATTGCCGAGAGCGCCATCAGTGTTGATCCGTTCCCCATTCCCGACCATTGGCCGATTATTTGTGGGGTGGACTTTGGCATCGACCACCCAAGCGCGGGGGCATGGCTGGCCTGGGACCGCGACACCGACACGGTGTACGTGTACGACACCTATCGGGTGAGCAACGAAACCCCGGCCCAGATTGTCCCGAGGATCATTCAGCGTGGTCCGTGGGTGCCTGTCGCATGGCCAGCCGACGGCTTGCAACGGTCCAAAGGTGACGGCATTCAATTGGCCGAGCAGTATCGTGCGCACGGCGCCAACATGCTGCACGAGTATGCGCAGCTCCCGGAAACGGGCGACGAGGAAGGTAAAAAGACCAGCCGCACCAGTGTCGAGGCGGGTGTGACGCTCATGTTTGACGACATGAAGCGTGGCAAGTTCAAGGTATTCCGTGGGCTGGAGGACTGGTTCGCGGAGTTCCGCCTGTACCACCGCAAGGACGGGCTCATTGTCAAACTGCAAGATGACTTACTGTCCGCCACCCGGTACGCCTATGTGATGAAGCGGTACGCATCGACACCGCCTGACCCCCAGACCACCATGATTAACCCGCGAAGGGACCATAACTGGCGTGTTTGACCAAAGGTCAAATAGCCTTGGCGCGTACAAAATACCATCGGCGGATAGCACCCGGACTTAGGCCCATGATTGGCAACATTCAGTTGAACAGCGAAGCCATAGAGCGCGACAGCGAAGGCTACCCAGGCGCCAACGCTGGCGGCCCGACCATGGCCAAGCAGTATCAGCATGATGACAAGCCACGCGGCAATGTCGTGATTGGGGAAGCGCCCACCGACACTCAGTCCCCCGGTCAGATTCCCGACGACCTCGAAAACTCTGCGCTGCCACGTGCTCAGGTGGAGATGTTCCTGCGCGAGATCAAGCATCAGCCCCACTGGAGGCGCGAAGCTGACCGGGCCGCCGACTTCTACGATGGCAACCAGCTTTCCCCAGAGGACGTGGAAACCCTCAAGGACCGAGGCCAGCCCCCGCTCATTACCAACATCATCAAGCCGACCGTGGACACGGTGCTTGGCATTGAGGCCAAGTCACGAAGCGATTGGGTCGTGCGGCAAGAGGATGACGACGAGTGCGAGGATGAGATGGCCCAGGCACTCTCGGTCAAACTCAAACACGCCGAGATTGAGTCACGGGCCGACCGCGCGGTATCTGACGCCTACGCCGGGCAGCTCAAGGCGGGGCTAGGCTGGGTCGAAGTGGCACGAGAGCATGACCCGTTCAAGTGTCCCTATCGTGTGCGCTACGTGCATCGCCGGGAGATTTTCTGGGACTGGCGGGCCGAGCAGCCCGACTTGTCGGACGCCCGTTACCTGATTCGCCGGCGCTGGCTAGAGCTTGAGCACGCCATTGCGCTGATGCCGCAGTACGCGAGCCTGTTTCGGATGACCACGGGCGGGTGGGCTGGGTTCGATCCCTTGCTGGAGCAGGACAGCCGCTTAGTGCAGTCGTGGGAAATCGAGCGCGACACCCGGATCGCCGCGGTGGATTGGCGCGACATTCAGCGGATGCGGATCTGCCTGTACGAGATTTGGTATCGCAAGTGGGTGCGCGGGTACGTGATGACACTGCCCAATGGCACCACCATGGAAGCCGACTTTGACAACCCGCGCCACAACGAGGCGATTGTCTCCGGCATTGCCACGATCAAACAGGCCACTTTCCAAAAAGTCCGACTGGCTTGGTACACGGGGCCGCACTTTCTGTATGACGTGCCGAGCCCGTACAAGCATGGTCATTTCCCTTACGTGCCCTTCTTCGGCTACCGCGAGGATCTGACCAACGTGCCCTATGGCTTAATCCGGGCCATGATATCGCCGCAGCAAGAGATTAACGCGCGCAAGTCCAAGATGCTGTGGAGTCTGAACAGCCGGCGCGTGGTGGCAGACTCCGATGCGGTGTTGGACCATGGCCGCACTATGCAGGAGGTGGCGCGGCCCGATGCTTACGTAATTCTGAACGCCAACCGCAAACCTAGCAGCACTTTCCGGGTCGAGCCCGGCGCAGAGCTGGCGGCGCAGCAGTTCCAGGTGATGCAAGAGGCCAAGCAGGAGATATCCGAGGCTTCGGGCATCCACAAATCAATGCAGGGCCAGCAGTCGGGCGCCACGTCCGGGCTGGCCATCAATTCGCTGGTTGAGCAGGGATTGAATACCCTGGCCGAGATTAACGACAACTTCCGCTATTCCCGCCGGTTGGTGGGCGAAATGCTGTTTGAATTGGTCAAGCAAAACCTGATGCAAGCCCCGGTTAAGGTCAAGATTGGCGAAGGCAAGCAGCAGAAGGTAATTGTGCTTAACGCCAAGGCGCAAGACCCAGAAACGGGGGAAATTGTAACGATCAACGACGTGGCCAAGGTCAAGGCCAAGGTGGTGCTGGACGATGTGCCGAGCACGCCGACCTATCGGATGCAGCAATTGCAGATGCTCACCGAAATCACAAAGAGCCTGCCGCCGCAGCTTCAGGGCTTTGTGATCGACTTTGTAATCGAAGCCACGGACCTGCCAAGCCGGCACGAGCTTGCGGACCGGCTGCGCGCCGCAGTCGGCATCCAAGACCCAGAGCAGCAGCAGGCCCAGGCCGAGGCGCAGCAACAGGCCCAAGCCATGCAGCAAGACATTGCGCAAAAGACATTCGTGCTGGACGCGGCGGAGCGCGCGGCCCGCATTCGCAAGATCAACGCCGAGGCTGAAAAGGCGATGGCCGAAACGAGGCGGGCCAAGTTTGAGCCCATTGTGCGCACGCCCCAGGTGGATGTATCCGCCCCAAACATTTCCCCGTAGAGATCCAATATGGCAGCAAAAGAGGCTGGAATGTTGGTGGGCGTGTGGTTTCTAGCCCGCGAGCTGGCCCACCGTGAGCACCTTAGCGCGACCAGCTATGCGCGCCACGTGGCCTTAGAGGAGTTCTACACGGGAATTGTCGAGCTTGCCGACACGTTTACCGAGACATGGCAGGGGCGCAATCGCCAGTTGTTGTCCATTCCGCTGACGAGCAACAAGGGCGACATGGAAATTTTGGAATTGCTTGAAGCGCAAAGCGACTACATAGGCGAAAACCGTTACAAGGCAGTGCCCAAGGAGGACACGTGCCTGCAAAACATTATTGACGAGGTCGAAGGACTGTACGCCAGGACGATTTACAAACTAACGTTTCTGGCCTGAGCGGCCACAAGG